AGGTCCCGCATTCGTTCCAGTGACATTCGCTAATTTCAATGAATTCGTTACGACATTCGGTAATCTTGATCCAAAGTATTTTGGTCCTTATGCAGTCAACGAATTTTTGAAGAACAGATCATCGCTCACATATATGAGGGTGCTTGGAGCCGGTTCCAACACAACAGTCAGCGATATTTCTGACACAGATATAATGGGAACGGTTAAGAACGCTGGGTTTAAACTCAATGGTGTTGCTGCTCCTGGTGATTCGCTTGGTCGTCATGCCGGTGCTGTGCAATTCATTGCCGTACAGCACGATGCCACTGCGAATGAAGCGTTCGGCATGCCAATGTTCACCGACAACGACACGCTGGGTGGGAATGTAAACAGCCTGAATCTTCTCCGCGGAATGGTGATGATGCCAGTGTCCGCCCGTTTCATGATTCTAGATGGTGATGAACCAACATCGGCAGTCGTTTGGTCAACTAACAATGATGAAGCACGGGTCAAGAATGTTAACAACAAGCCTCGAGTCAAAATAGTAATTTCTTCTTCGTTAGGATCTGCCTTTGCGACGGATGACGGATTACCTGGCATTCGTATCTTCTCTGCTTCATTTGATCCTTCAGCCGACGACTATTTTGCCAAGATCCTCAATACTGATCCTGATAGATTTTACGACCAGCAACACTATCTTGCGGCAGACTTTGCTGTCGATGATCAGGTAGCAAGAGTTGACAATAACAAATACGTTGCGGTTCTTTCAGGTTCAAATTTGACAAGCGCAACTTCAGGTGATCCAACACTTGAATTTAGAAAAGTTTTTGGTGCCTACAATACACGTTTCAAGACACCAACTTCTCCTTGGTTTATATCACAGCCTTTCGGCAAGACTGAACATGATCTTTTCAGGGTAGAGTCTTTGGACGATGGTGAATATGCTAACAAATTATACAAGATATCAATAGCAAATATCAAGGCGTCAACTGACGAAACAAATAAATACGGAACATTTAATCTTCAAGTTCGTGATTGGAATGACACAGACGTAAATCCTGTGATACTTGAACAATTCACAAACTGTACGTTAGATCCAGATTCTGATAATTATGTAGCCAAACTTGTTGGCGATAGAAAAGTTTTCTATCACTTTGACGCCGTTGATCCTCGTGAACGTAGAATCGTTGCGACAGGAACATACCCAAATCAATCAAAGTATGTTCGTATTGTGATGGCTGATTCTGTGACCAGAAAGCTTGTTCCAGCAAAATGTCTTCCTTTCGGTTTCCATGGTCCTTCATTGTTGAAAACAAATGACAATGATGTCGCTCAAGAGGCTTTGCCAAGTTCAGAAGCAAGACTTGCAGGTGTGTTGCCAAACGCAGGATCGCACTTCTTGTCGGGATCTGTTCTTCCACCAGTACCATACAGATACAAGGTTACAAGAGGAAACGTAAGCCAAACAGCAGGTCTTCCTGCGGGAGCACCTGGTCCTAACGAAGTTACTTTGCCCTCTCTGTACTGGGGTGTTAAATTTGAGAGAAATGGCGTTTCTAAGGACATCGAAACACTAAATCCCAACGTCATCTCCGAAAAGAATCCTCTTCTTGGTTCATTGACCAAGTTCATGGGCATCGAAAAGCTTGACGCTTTGCACACAGGTTCGTCTGTCGATAGCTTCAATAACAACAAGTTCACATTAGCTCGCGTAGCTTTTGGCAATGAGCTGAACAATTCAATCGACACAGTCATCACAGGTTCTGCAGCAGCCCACATGAAAGAAACCGCTTACATCAGGAATGCAGTACCAAATCCAACAGATTATACAATCGATGACGGTATAATGTCGAATAGAATAACTTTCGCAACGCTTCTTGACAAAGCGACAGCCGGTCTGTCAGGCGTTACACCGGCCGCGTTCAACAGATTTGCTGTGTACACAAAGTTTACAACATTCATGCTCGGTGGTTTTGATGGTACAAATCTACTGGATCGTGATGCTCGACGTCTAAATGATAAATCTGTTTCGTTCGATGGTGGATCTGATGGAGGAGCTTCTACAGGTTATCTTCCTGACGGTTTCTCTGCAAATCCTACAGGTCAAGGAAAAGAAAACAACGGCGTCAATTCATACCTGACAGCCGTAAACATCATGACAGATCCATTCACGGCAGGTGTCAATATCCTGACGCTGCCAGGCATTAGAGAACCATATATCATGGACCAAACATCAAAGAAGGTTCGTGATTACGGCCTAGCGATGCATCTTATGGATATTCCAGCATACGACGACAGCACGATTAGGTTATACGATGATTCGACAGCAAAGCCGAACATAAAAGAAACAGCTAATCAGTTTGATGCGTTAGCAATAGACAACAATTACGCAGCGACGTACTTCCCAGACGTATTCATTGATGATCCTGTCAACGTCCGTCGGGTTAAGGTTCCAGCATCTGTTGCCGCCCTCGGAGCCTTAGGCTTCAATGATAGGGTAGCATATCCATGGTTTGCTCCCGCGGGTTTCAACAGGGCTGCGCTTGATTTCGTAAAGAATGTTCACGTACGTCTAAACGTCGATGACCGTGATCGTCTTTATGATTCACGCATTAACCCAATCGCAACATTCCCACGTCTGGGATACGTGATCTATGGGCAGAAGACATTACAGATCAGTAAGTCGGCCCTTGATCGTGTCAATGTTCGTAGGTTGTTGCTAGAGGTCAAGAGAATAATCATCGGAATAGCGCAGAAGATTATATTCGAACAGAATACACCTGCGGTACGCAATAGGTTCGTGTCGGAAGCAGTGTTCCAACTTTCACTCATACAAACACAGGCGGGTGTTGAAGCCTTCCAGGTTGTGATGAACGAGACGAACAACACGCAGGATGACATTGATCTCAACAAGTTGAACGGCAGAATCGTTGTGGTTCCAACAAGGGCGATTGAGTTTATCGCAATCGACTTCATCGTAACCAACGCTGGTGTGCAGTTCGTTTGAGAAATTTGAAAGTAACAGAATAGTTAGCATGTAGATCGGGAGTCATAGATGGCACAGCTAAAATTAGGAGCAGCAGGAGTAACAGCTAACGAGATAGACATCTCAGGACCGTCACCTTTCGTACCAACAGGCATTCCTGCTGGTGTGGTAGGTACGTCCAAACAAGGACCAGCATTCGTCCCAATCACACTGGGTCGATTGTCGGACTTTGAAGCTAAGTTTGGATCAGTCGACAGCAAGCACTTTGGTCCCATGGCCGTGCTTGAGTGGTTGAGAAATGCGAGAGCGGTCACATTCCTTAGGGTTTTAGGTATAGGCGATGGCCTTGAACGCCAAAGCCCAGACGGCGATGTTCCTGGCTCAGTTACAAATGCTGGGTTCGTCGTCGGTGAGGAATTACCAAATGATTCAGTTGGCAAGCTTGACTACAATCCATATGCTAACCAATCATATTCATTTGGTGGTATTCTTGCTGCTGCAGCGACAGCAACGATTACGACGGATGATATAAATGAAAATGCTGGCGTCGCACCAGGTGGCGATGAAAGTCGTGGATTTGAACTTGTTGATTCTTTTAACAACGCGTTAAGAATACTAATCGATCCAACAGGCGGTCTTGGTCAAACTCCTCATGGTTTTGCCGAGCTCGTGTCAGGCGCAGGTGGTTCAAATGGTGTGTATAGAGTTTTTGTTGGAACAAATGGTGGCGCCACGGCCGCCGCGTTTGCACAACAAATCGCAGACGCGATCAACATATACCTGCCTGCACAATTGATGCTACTTGGCGGTGGACAAGTGTGGGACGCATCTGCTTCTGTTATGTCGAATGTTATCACGGTAACTCAAGGAACGGCAGGAACGGCAGGAAATACTGCACATGTTGAGTATGATCTACCTACAATTGATAATTCATTAGTTGTAACCGATTTTTCAGGTGGCATTGATGCTGTTGCACCAACTGTTTACAACGGTGATCTTGGCAGAACATACTTCCTTGGTTGTTTCATGTCCGAATCTGCTGGATCCACATTCTTTAGCGACGCAAGCATACAGTCTGGTAAAAAGGCTTTGCCAATCGTCCGTGGCGTGCTTATGGCACCAAGTGGTGTGTTGTTGACGCTATCATCATCACTGGCAGGTGTTAACAGTGATAAACCTGCTTCAACGGATGTAGGTGATCCAAACGCCGCAACGCTTAAGGGATCCTTCTTGGGATCGGTTGCACTAAAGGATGGAACAACGCCAAAGCAAGAGTTCGTGATGTTGCTGAATGGTCACAAGGGATTAGATGCAAATAATCCAAACGTTTTGACAGCATCGTTCGACGTAACATCAAACAATTACTTCGCGAGTGTTTTCAACAAGGATCCATTCATGATCCAGCAAAAAGGGCACTTTCTTTACGCCAACTGGGATGTTCATCCATCTCAGGCAGCCTTGACAGGTTCAGGCATGCTAGCTGGAGCATATGGTGCCGATGCCGGCGGCGCCCCTTACGGCAAAGCTGGGCTTGAGCAATCGGCATTCTTGCTCACATCTTCTGTCGACCGTAACGATGGTACTGCAACAATTCCAAATTATGAGAATTTTGAAGACAGATTCCGTTACGCTAAATCACCTTGGGTAATCTCACAAAAGTTTGGTGGCAAGCCTGTAAATCTCTTCAGGCTTCACGCGCTTGATGCGGGTCAAGATATCTCATCATTGTACAAGATTTCTGTTGAGAACATCACACCTTCAGCTGACCCTGCAAACAAATACGGAAGCTTTACGATCAAGGTTAGAAAGTGGAGTGACAGAGACAATCTTCAGTCGTTAATGGCGACAGGTGAATCCTTTACGGTTGATTTGAATCCAACGTCGAACCGTTATATCGCAAAGGTCGTGGGTGATGTCAACGCGTACTTCGATTTTGATCGTGATGTTGAAGAGCAAAAACTCGTCATCGAAGGAAGCTATCCTAACAAGTCAAACTACATTAGAGTCGAAGTACATCCTGATATAGAGAACGGTTTCGTTGATCCTACGGCTCTTCCAATGGGCTTTAGAGGAATCGATCACCTTGTGACATCAGGTTCAATCTTCCCAGTAGTTTCCAACCCTGCGCTTTCTGATACCAGCGCTCTTCGTCAACTAAAGACACCACCTCTACCAATGCGTAGGAAGGTTACTGATGGTGTTGTCAACAGTCAGACAGAAGCTGTCAACTCAAAGTTCTACTGGGGAACTCAGTTCGAGCACGTCGAGCTTATCACAAAGCCAAACGCTTCTGTCCTTCCAAATGCATCGCTCAAGAGCTTTGCTAAGTATTTTCCAGACTTCGCAACTGTCGATATGCCATTCGTTGTCGGTGATAACACAGGAGTTCCTGACACAGCTGATAACGGTATCCTCGATGCTGATAGGTTCTGCAACAACCTTTTCAGCCTTGAGCATGTTCAGGTTGTGACGGGTTCAGGAGCCAGCGCGACAGCAGATCCTCTCAAGTGGGCAAGTGCTGTGTACGTAAGACAAGGTAATATCCCCGACGCCGACGCAGGAACACGTGCTTTGTCCGTGAAAGATCTTCGTGAGACAGCGAACAGGGTTTATGCCAAGTTTACTTTCTTCCTACAGGGAGGTTTCAACGGTGTTAACCTGTTCGATGAAGATGAGTTCAACATGACGAACAGGGCCGTGTCTGAAGACATGTACTATGGCAACGAGCGTGGTCTCAATGACGGACCAAACGTCAAGGTCTATCAAAAAGCCATTGACATCATGAAGAACACGACCAACCTAGATATCCAGCTCCTCGCCATCCCAGGCCTCAGACATCCAATCATAACAGATTATGCCACCGTGGCCACACAGGAACGTTTTGATGCCCTCTATCTGATGGACATCGAACAGTACAAGGAAGAAGGAACAGAGATCGTTAACGAGGTTCTTGTCGACGGTGACATCACCTCCGTGTCGAACACTGTTACAAGTTTCCGTGACAGAAACATCGATTCGTCCTTCGCGGCTGCTTACTTCCCAGACGTTCTATACTCGGCGCCTGATGGTAACAATGTCTTTGTTCCACCATCGGTCCTCGTCCTTGGTGCCTTGGCTCTCAATGATGCTGTGGGACATCCGTGGTTCGCACCTGCAGGCTTCACACGTGGCGCTCTTCCGCAGCTCGCCCTCGAGGCACGTGTTAAGTTGAAGGATGAAGATTTGGATACCCTCTACAACGAGAGGATCAATCCACTGATCGCCTTCGTAGGATCACCCAAGAGCGGAACAAACCCAGCATCAGGACTCGTGGTTTGGGGTCAAAAGACGCTTCAACTCGCAGCTTCGGCCCTCGACCGTGTCAACGTACGTCGTCTCCTCATCGAGATCAGACGTCAGGTCCGTGACATCGCCCAGACGATCCTCTTCGAGCCCAACCGTGAGGCCACACTCGCAAGATTCTCCGCGGCTGTCACACCACGTCTACAGAGGATCCAGGCCCTCGCCGGCCTCGAGAGATTCAGGGTCATCATCGACTCCTCGACAACGACGCAGACAGACGTGGAGAACAACACCGTTCGTGGAAAGATCTATGTCCAACCAACGAAGAGCATCGAGTTCGTCTCACTCGACTTCGTTGTGGCGAACAACCTCCAGCAGGTAACATGAGGATGATCAGGAGGTTATCTGAATAATTCTTCAAAAATATGTTCAGATAACCTCCTCCTAAATTGTGAAGAATATATAAATGCAGACGAAGAACAACGGAACCAATAAGGGTTTGCCGGGAAACCGTCGGGGATGCGGAGCCTAAAAGGTTAAATTCCCACAAGATTTTAGACAGACTGAATATTTACAAAGGATAACAGGAGAACAACACCATGGCCGCAGAGACACTTGACGTCACATCGATGATCCCTAATAAGTTTGAACCGAAGCGTAAGAACCGTTGGGTCCTCATGATCGAAGGCATCGATGCCTACATCATCAAGACCTCAGCACGTCCTACCATCACGACAGAAGAAGTTGAAGTACCCTTCATCAACTCACGTCGCTACCTCGCAGGTAAGACAACCTTCGGTACGATCGCAGTAACACTCCACGATCCAATCGCACCATCAGGCGCACAGCAGGTCATGGAATGGGTCCGCACCCACTTCGAATCGGTCTCCGGCCGCGCAGGCTACGCCGACTTCTACAAGCGCGACATCCAACTCAAGATGCTCGACCCCGTCGGTACGGTCGTCGAACTCTGGGACATCAAGGGCGC